TCAGCCGGCGGCCGTCTGCAGGTCGACGACCTGCGTGTGCGGCTGAACCCAGCGCGCCAGGTGATCGGCCGACAGGTGCGCGTAGCGTTGCACCATCTCCAGCGTTTCCCATCCTCCCAACTCCTTCAAGACCTGTAACGGCGTGCCGCGCTGCACATGCCAGCTTGCCCAGGTATGGCGCAGATCGTGCCAGCGGAAATCGCGGATGCCGGCGCGCTTGCACGCTTTGGTCCATGCCGCCGTCACCGTCTGGTAGACCTGCTTGCCGTGGTACACGAACACGCTTTCGACGTATTCCGGCTTGCGCTTCTTCGCGCGCTGTCGCCGTAGCACCGCGACTGCCGTGTCCGACAGCGGCACCGTGATCGCCTTGCGGGCTTTGGCCTGGTCCGGATGAATCCACGCGACGCGCCGCACCAGATCAACCTGCGACCACTGCAGGCCCGTCACGTTGGCGCGGCGCAACCCGGTTTCGAGGCTGAACTGCGCCATGTCGGCCAAGTGCGTCGGCAACTCGGCCAGCAGACGTTCGGCTTCCGCCAACGTCAACCAGCGTATCCGGCGCGACACGATTTTCGTCTTTTTCGTCCTTGGCACCCGGTCGATCCACTCCCATTCAACCGCGGCGTTCAGGACCGCTTTGAGCACGCCAATCACGCGGTTGACCGTTCCTGCGCTGACGTTGCGCCCGAGCATCTTCGGACCCTTGTGCGTCTGGATGACTCGGGGTTCCATCCGTTTTACATGCGCAATTGCGTCAATCCGGTTGCGGTCGATATCGGCTAACTGCACGCCGGACAGGTGCTGATCGAGCCACCGCAGGTGTGTCTTGCTGGTTTCGAGACTCGCGATGCCTTCGCGTTCGGCGACGTAGCGCACAACTGCATCGTTCCAGGTGTAGCGCGGCTTGTGACCGAGCTTGGCCTGATTCCACAGATCCACCTTCAGGCGGTCGTAGAACTCCTGCGCCTGCTCTTTGTTACTGGTGCCAGTGCTGCCTTGTACGACTGGACCGCCATTCGGCGGGGATAGCCGGTAATACCAGTTTGGACTTCTACTCCGTTTGTAGAGCGACATGTTTTAACTTCCTCAACGTGCTCGCCCTGCACAACTCGCGGAATCCATTCTCCGCTGAGGTAACGCTGCAGGGCAACTACCGAAAACATCCAGCGCTTGCCGACTTTCCGGCCGGGTAGCTCGCCGGCCTTGGCCTTGAGCCGCACCGTCTCAGGGTGAGCGCCGAGCATCGCCGCCGCTTGCACCAGGTCAACTGTGTTCACCGACCGGCCTCCGATTGAGTGCGCAGCCGAACCACACGCAGTGCAACTCGTGGACACGTGGCGGGCCGGTGGATCATCGGTAAGTCACTGATTTCAAAGAAAACGGACGCCATCAAATGCCACGAGTCAGGCATGGACAACACGTGGAACTCGTGGCCCAAAAAATAGGCAGCCCTTCTAACTGATGGCAAATCGAGATCAACTCGTGGCGCGCCGGTGTCTCGGAATTCCTTTGCTTCATAGCCTTCTTTCTTCTTTTCTTTCAATAATTTAGAGAGAGAAAAAGAGGACGGCTTGCGGCGACGGTGCAAAAACTGACTCGTGGCAAAAACACGGTAACTCGTGGCAAACGCCGTATCAGTCGTGGCGGCACTCTTTACAAGAATCAATGACTTAGGCGCGGTGGGTATTGAAAACCACGTGTCACGTGCGCTGTCCGTGCCTTGCCGCCGGTCGATTCCGCCCGCCAGCCCTCTTTCGTTCATCGTTCGTGCTTTCGGACGGCCTGAATGAGCAAGCGAAGCTATGCGGCCGCTCGGACGCCGACTCGGGTTCGTGAGGTGGGCGGCGTTCAGCACAGATCCTCCCGCACCGACACATGCAGGCCGAAGGCTTCGAGGCGGCGCAGCGAGATCGGGGTCAGGTAAGGCACGCGGCGCATGAAAATACGTCGCTCGACTTCCTTCGTGCCGACCACGACGCCGGCCTGTTGGAGCTGCTTCTTGAACACGCGATCGGACTTGACCGGCAGCCCGTTCCACTTGTCGCGCAAGCTTCCGGTGTGAGCGATGTGATCCATCACGTGCCCGGTGCGCAGCAAAATGCAGAACTCGCCGTCGACCATATCGAAGGTGTACGGGTGTTTGTAGTTGCCGCCATCGATCTCGGAGAGCACGGTTTCGAGAATCCACACCCACGGCTCGCGGTCGGCGCTTGTTTCCGCAATGTGGCCGTTCATCTCGGCGAGCAAGTCGTGAAAGAACGCGCTTTCGCCGTCATCCATGCCGGCGAACTCACACAGGTAGTGCCAGGCCAGCGCCACGGCCGAGTAATTGCCGGCCATACGCAACGCGCCGTCGTCGGCGCCGCTGGCGCGGCTGTTGGTGAGACACCGCTCGCGCAGCGCGCGGTAGTGATCGAGCACCTCGCGCTTGTTCAAACCAGCGAGGAATTCCAGCCATTCGCGTACCGGAAAGCGGGGCAGGTCGTCGGGCAGCAGTGGGCCGCGTTTGCCGGTCAAGGTGGTACGGACCAGCTTGCCGAGCAAACTGCGCACAGGAACGTCTTCGCCCGCCAGCATGACCGGTGCGCACAATAGGTATTCGGTCATATCGGCGCCGCGCCGGGTCACCGTGTACTGGTAGTTTTCCTGAAGCAGGCCGACCGCCTTGTCGATCACCTCTTGCCGGCGCGCGGATAGCTCTTCCCAGCCTACCGGGTGGCTCGTGTGGCTGATGCTCGTCAAAAGCCGGAATTCGGTCTGCAAGCTCTGCCCGGAAAACATCGTGAAGGCGATCGAGCGTTCGAGCCGTTTAATGAGCGTCGATTTGCCGGCGCCCTTGTCGGCCTGCACGGTGATATGCGGCCAAAACCCCAGCATCGCTTTCAGGTGGCCGCCGAGCGCCCACACCAGCGGGATGGCCGCCGCGTTTTCCTTGAAGGTCTGTTGGTATGCCGTGATGACGCGGCGAGCATCGGTCCGCGCGCCGCTCGGAAAGGTCAGGTTGTGATACGGGCACTGCTTTTCGGCGTCGGTGAAATAACAATCAGGGCCTTCATTCACCGTGAGCGCACCGTCGCGCCAGGCGAGGCCGACGAAGTTCGCGGCGTTGCGCGCGCCGAGGTCGGCCGTGCGTTCCAGAATCGAGACCATCCGCGAAAATTCGGCGGGCTTCCAGATCGGGCCGAATTTCAGCCAATGCGTGTTGTTGTGGAGCTGGTCATCGAGCATCACCTTGCGGGTGAGCTTCGAACCATGCCGCGGCGTTTGCACGGTCGCCGCAAAATAGACGTTCGGCGCTTGGTCCACGTCGCCGGTCATCGTCGACGACGCGCTCGCGACCGCCACGCGTGAGAGCGAGGCCACCCGAAAACCGCATAGGTCGCCGTAGGTCGGTGTTTCAACGTCCGAATCCTCCTTGCGTTCCATGCGGGTGATATAGCGCGTGAAATCGAGGTGGGTGCGAAACCGCCAGTAGAGCGCGTAGTCGTGTTCGGGCAGATAGACGCGGCGCTTTCCTTTGTGCGTGGCATTGCCGGCCATGCCGGGGATTAACCATTGCTCGAACGTGTTCAGCGCCTTGGCGAGTGAGGCGGCGTCGCGCATTAACAGAAAGTCATTGACGTCATTGATTGGCGCCGTCTTGTTCGCGCCGTCTGCCAGGTCTTGAATCCAGTCGGATTGATCGACCAGGCTCGCCGATATATTCAAGGCGGTCAGACGCTCATAAATGGTCCAGGCGGCTTCCGGCCCTGGGCGGTGCCCTGCACGGTGATGCCCATCTGGAAAGGGGGCGTCGTTGTCCATGCAGATCACCACCTGCTTGCCGATCAGAAACGAAAAGTCGATGTTCTCGGCGTTGCCGATGCCGCGAATCGAGACGGCGGCCGTGCCGGGTATCGCACAGGTGTCGATCGAGAGGGCATTAATCGAGCTTTCGACCAGAATGACGCGTTGCGCGCGGGCGAGCTTGCGCGGGTCGGCCGTCCAGCCGTGGCCGTCTTTCTCGCCCTGTGTTTGCGTTTTCACGTCCCCATTGAGGGCAGGGTCGATGAACCGCATGTCAACGGCGACCACGTCGGTGCGGTTCATGGGCCTGACAATAAAAGCTGCCGAGGGTCCGCAAAAGCCGACTTCGCCGGGCTTCTTCGTGGAGCTGGTGTAGTCGTTATAGCCAAGGGTCTTGGCCTTGATTGCCGCGTCGATCGCGGCGTCGCTAATGCCTCGGCCGGTGAGGTAGGCGCGCACCTTCTCGGCATGGCCGAGCGAACGTTCGGCGATGTAGTCGCAACGCGATTTTTCTCGAGCCGGCGCCGAGTTGGTCGGGGTGTCGTAGGGGATGCCGAACGCGTCGTGCAGGTATTTCATCGCGTCCGACACGGTGCAGCCTTGAACGTGCATCACTAGGTCAATGCAGGAGCCACCAGCGTCGCCGCTGTGATCTTTCCAACCCGTGCCGTACTTGGGGTGTCCCTGATAGATCGAGAGCGAAGGGTGCTTGTCGGGATGGTGCGGCGAGTGATAGAGGGCTTTATCGCCACCCTTGCCTTGCTTCAGGCCGAGACGGTCGGCGAGTTGATGCAAGTCGATGCGGCGTTTGAGTTCGTCGATAGAGGCCATTGCTTTTCAGTTTCGCGGGCGTGAGTTGTCCCGGCCGCAGCTCGTGAAAGTGCGGCAGGGAATGCGCTTTTAAATTGGGTGGGTCTTACGCAGTGAGCGGTAGCTCGGTGATTCCATTGGCAAGCATGTGTCGACTACTTGGCACAGGCAGGCTCGAAAGCGCTGGCGTTTTCACCAGGTCAATCAGTTCGGCAACGGTAAAGACACGGAGGCGGCCGGTCGCCGGGTCGCGTATAAAAATCGAGTGGCTTGTCGTCAGTGACATGTCGACATAGGCCTTGCATCGACGCGACTCGCGTTCGCCATAAGCTTGCAGCGTGGCGACTTCCGCCTCACGCTGAGAAACGCATTGCGTTTCGGTCAGGTGAGATACGCAGCGGTCGATCAGCAGAATCCGATCGTGATTGAAGTGTTCGCCCTCGTGCTGCACGAGGTAGGAAAGGGCAGCGTAATGCAAGGTCGTATCGAGTTTAATCATTTCTTTTCTCCCGGTGACTGTGGCTCTCAGTCAATTAATTGCAATTGGCTCATTACCCGCTCTCGCACATGCGGCGACATAGGTAGGCCGACCAACGGATTCGGCTTGGCGCTTGGTGAGAGGGTTCGTACTGCTTCAAGCTGTGCGACAAACGTGTGGCCGCATTCGTGATCGAAACAAACGAAAGTGATTTCGCGCATCGTTGCCGAAAGTTCGCGCGACGTTCGAGCAATCACGCGGCTTCGGCAATGTGGACAGCTCAGTGTGATTCGCATGGCTTTTGTCTACCCGTTCAGATAAGGAATCCGCCCCCGGCCTTGATCCTTCACGGTCACACGGTTAGCGACGGCCGCGTGCTTTGTTTCGTGCAGCGTATTGTTCGAGGCCGGCGAGGTAGATAATTCGGGCCATTGATGCGGCGCTGCGTTGATCGCGCTCGGCAAGTTGTTGGAGGGTGTCGATTTCGTCGGCACTCATAGGGATCGGCACGCGTTTAGCGGTCGATCGAGTTGCGTTAGGAAGTGGCATAGTCAATTTCAGTTTGTAACAGCTTGGTTTTGAATGTTACTAAGTGTAATTATATGCCTTACTGTTAGCTAACGCACATACATTTCTGTAATTTCTAGACCGCGAAATGAACGAAAAAAAGGCACTTATTCAAGCCATCGTCGACAGAATGAAAGATGTAGTGGGGGTAAGTAAGGACGTCGAGCTTGCCGAGGTGATAGGCGCGTCACGTAGCACGCCGGCGGTATGGAAAATCCGCGATCGCGTGCCCTATGCCGAGTGCGCGGCGATCGCAGAAAAGTACGGGGTAAGTCTTGATTGGTTGATCCTTGGCCGAGGCTTGCCGGGTATCGAGGAACCGGAAAGCTTTTTGCATCTGCCGGTGGCCGCCACGCCTGATTCGGGCTATGTCGAATTCCCAGCATTCGATATGCCAAGTTTCATAGACGGGGAAACGGCGCAATGGTCGATGCGCTTGCCGAGGGAGTGGGTCGAGCGCGAAGGGTTGAGCACGGCCGATACGATTGCGATGCGCATACCAGGAAACTGCATGGCGCCGACGATCAGCGATGGCGATGTCGTGCTGGTCGATCGCCGGCCGCGTGACATTGACGGCGTGTATATCGTGCGAGTCGGTGAAAGCCTTCGAGTGAGGCGGGTGCAACGCATGTATGGGGGCGCGCTGCACTTGCTGTGCGATAACCCGGACTATGAAACCGATGTAATCGACGTCGACCAGGCCGACGCCGTCGACTTCATTGGGTATTGCTTCGCACATCTGACGCACGCTTGCTAGAGGGCTAACGAGTTTGCGGGTTTCTCTACCGAATGGGCGAAAAAAGGGGCGCTAGGCGCCCCACCTAAACAGTAAAGAAAACGATCGGCTTATATGCACCTGCGCTATTGGCGCTCGCGTTCGATAAGCGCCCGCAAGCGGGCTTCGTCAGCGGGGGCGATAGCAACGTTTCGGCAGACGCCTTCGAGCACCGTATAACAACTGCCAAGGCACGCATTGAATTGGTCGGAGCCGGGTTCGAAGGATTCGTGCGCGGTCTTGATGCGGTGGCGTAGGGCGCGCTCAGTGTCCGCGATGCTTTCTTCGTAAGTCGGCTCTCGATCGCGGTGCCGATCAGAAATCAAGTTGCGCAGCCGTAATACCAAGCGCGCCGGCGATCTTCTCGCGAGACGAAGCGCGTAAGCGCGCACTACTTTCTTGCTGTGCATAAGCCGACTGAGAGACGCCAAGCCGTTCGGCAACTTCTGCTTGCGTTAGCCCCAGGTGTTCACGCCATGCGCGCGCCGGCGGTATGTCATTGGCGAGCGTGCGGCGCACTACTTCATGCGGGATCAAGTCATTGTCGCGCGCATGCTGCGCGACGTACTCGGAATAGGGGATCACGACAAAGGCCGGCTTTCCGTCCGGGCCGTTGATCGTTTGAATGTTAGTAGGTGCGTTCATCGCGTTTCCTCACTTCCTGTATTTCGACGATTTTGATTGAGCCATCCCAATCAAAAAGTACCCTGTAGTTACCAACTCGCAGACGGTAGCCGTAGAGATGGTTTGTCAGCGCCTTCACGTTTTGGCAGTCCGGCATCTCTGCCAGTTGTTCAACCGCGTCCACGATTGCAACACGAACGGGCCTATCGAGCTTGCGCGCCTGCTTGGTTGCTTTCGACGTCCAGTTGATTTTGTTCATGTTGGAAATTATAAGTCGTATATAAGTTTATTGGAAGATAAATATAAGTTTTTGGTGTGTGCTGCACTGAGTCAGTGACCGCGCGAGTCATTCGTTATTAAAATACTGTAGGCAAATTGAAAACTACCTAACGAAAAGACTTATGGACGAACACAAACGAGCCCCTCTTTCTCCAAGCGAAGAGGACGCTTACATCACGGGTTGGGGATTTGCTGGACTGATTACGACAATCGGACTATGCAAGCTAATCGGCGTAGTTGCGCTAGTTCTTGCTGGCGGCGTCGCTGTAATCGCAGCTTGGAAGCTAACGCGTTCAAAGCGACGCCTTTCTAAGCGGGTGTGGTGGTATTGCTGGTTTGCTTTGCTCTTGAGCGGACTAGGACTGGCGATCTATGAGGCTCAAACCATGAGCGTCCCTTTGCCGGTGCTCGGTAAAGACGGCATTCTGCGATAAGTGAATTGGACGTTGTGGGCGGCGCTTCGCGTTGTATAAGGCCGCCATCGTTTTATCAATGCGACGATAAATCTTCTCTCGAACGCGCATCGAAAGCGACGTGATGCCAGGCCGGAAACCGACTGTTGAGACCATATCGACTGTCTCAACATATTCCGGCTCGGTAACAAACAGCCGTAGCTTGTGCTCCCAATGTCGGTCTACCGCAGTATCGATTGCATGCACGATTTTATGCGTGTGTGCCAGCAAAGCAGCGGCGCCCGCGCGCGTCAACATGTAGCACTGCAGTCCAACTGGTTGCCGATCCATCCACATGAGCTGAGTTCCGCTAGGCAGCTTGGCATAGGGGATTCGCTCGTTTCTGTTCAGTCCCATCAGGCGCACAACATCCCAATGATCCCGGTTTGAAGCCAACTCCCAAACCGTGGCGACGAACCCGGAGCGAAGCGCGATATCGTCCTCCATGATGCACCAAGCATCGTCGCCCGAATCGACAAGCTGTTTCCACACTTCGCGATGGCTGAGATAGCAGCCAATTTCGCCTTCTGACATAGGGCGACCATATCGCCGCATGCGCGCCGAAAAATCGCTTTCGTTAATGGCGTCAGCGGAGGAGCGCGGTTCAATGCCAGAAAAGAATTGAACATCAATCCCGTGTGCCTGGAATTGCCGTGCCATCAGTGCGCGGCGTTCACTAGCGCGTTCAAGAGAGATGCATACAAAATGAGTTCCAATCGTCATAGCGCTGCCGTTGACCAACGGCCGTTGTTATTTAGTGCGCAATGGTAAGGTATTAGAAAGTATATGAAGTATTTTGTAACATTTTTGCAACGAATTCGACAGATTGGCGTACATACAAAAAACCAAGCTGCATAGGCTTGGCGGCGTTTATTTGCTTACCTTTCGAAAGTGCGAGCGGTGGCGATCGCTTGTCGGGTCGTCGCGCATTTCGAGTTCTAGGCCGGTCGTGAATCCGCCATCGCCCACTGAATGCTTAACGCGCTTGACGAGCCATGACTCGTCATCGATTTGAGGTTTGAAGCCCGACAGATAGACCGGCAGCTCGGGGTAAAGGTCAGGGCGGCCGAGAGCGAGCGTGTAATCGAGCGTCGCTTGACTGCGTTTCGTGCGGTTCAGCTCGGCCGATGCCGCCGCACGTGCCTCGGCTTCGGTGGCATACGTTTCGGGCAAAACCTTGATGCTGTGATTATTTTCCCCGCCGACAACAACCGACTTGCGTTTCGCTCGGCCGGTTGCATGGTAGTGCGCACGAACGCCCGCATAGTTCTCGCGCTCGGCAACGTGGTAACGATGCGAGTCGCCGCTCGCGCGCGTCAGCTCGATCGACTCGAGTTTTTTTCCGCTCGCGGTCGTGCCGTGTCCGATCGGCATAAAAAGCAAGTTTGCGTCTTTCACGTTCATCACCGCGTCGTAACGCTTCGCCAGGCGCGTGAGAAACGACATATCCGACTCGTGTGTTTGATCGATATGGGCGATCAATACCTTTGAAAGTGCGTCGGCGATCGCCGGCTTTAGGCTGTGTTTTCCGGCGATCTTTCGAACGATCGCGCCGAGCGTTTCGCCGTGCCAACTCTTTTCGATGCGCTCGCCCATTTCCTTAGTCATCGAGGCCGATCGCGCTCGAATGGTGAGCACGTCAGGGGCGCCGGCGTGCTCCACTTCGTCAACGGTGAAACTACCCTTATCGATCACGCCCGTATCGGACCAGCCGAGCGAGACGCGCAGCACGGCGCCGCGCGGGGGGATTTCGAGCTTGCCGTCGCTATCGTCGAGCGTCAGGTCGAGCGTGTCGGCTTCGTCCGAGCGCGACTCAGACAAGCCCATGCTCACCAAGCGCGGGGCGATCTTTGTCGTGAGGTCGCGGCCGTCGAGCGTGATATGAAATTCGGGCGTCGGTTGTTTCATGCCTTCGTCTCGTTCGTTTTGGTTTTGGTTTGCACGAGGCCATCGTCGACGCGCATGAGCGTGATCGTGAATTCGACGCGCCTCGGTGTGCCGTCCTTTTGGTGCAGCGTTTGCCCTTCGTCGAGGCCTTCGATAATGAAGGCGCCATAAACCGAGCCGGTGCCGTCGACCAGGGCGTAAGCGTCGCCGGCGTCCCCCATCGTGCGCAGCTCGGCGATAGACGCGAGCTTGCCGACTTGATCGGGCGCGATCCAGCCGGTGAGCGTGATCGCGTCATCGCCTGGGCCGTTGAACTGGCGGGCATTGCGAGCGCCGACGCGCGACGTGCTCGCATGCTTCCAGCTCGTGCGCCGTTGCAGCTCCTGGTAAGCGAGCGTCGACAGGCCGAATACGAATTGTCCGAGTGATGCCAGCATGTTTTTTTCTCCGCTTAGTCAGACAGACGCGAGGTAACGCGCGATTGCTTGGTGCGTTCGATCTTTTGCAGCTCGGCGCGCACCGCGTCGGCGATTGCCTTCGTATCGTTGCCACTGATTTGAAAAATGTAGGTGTCACCGCCGGCGGCCGATGCCCCGCCGGCCGAAATTCCGGGCGCCTGGCGGGCCGCGATCGGTCCTCGGGTGTCAATGGGTACGCTCGGTACGCCGAGCGGCGTGTCGGCCGCCTGGGCGCCTGGCATGGCGAATGAAGTCGCGGCGAGCGTCGCCAGGCCGACCGCGGCCTTTGCGATGCGCCCTTGCTCGCTTTCCATGCCGAGCGCGGCGCCCTGGCTGATGAACCCGCCCAGCTCGCCGAAAACGCGCGAGGGGCTATGAATGCCGAGCTTTTCCTTGAACGATGCGACCGTACTATCGGCCGCGCCCGTGATCGCCGCTTTGACCGCGCCGAGGCCGCTTGTGATGCCGTTGACCAGGCCGGCGATGATGTTCGCGCCAAACTCGGAAAACTTCGCCGGCATGTCGATGCCAAACCATTGCATCACGCTCGCGAACGCCTGGTAAAGCAGACCCATAGGCGACCAGTTCAGAAGCAACGCCCCGACGCCCGCCAGGCCGCCGGCGAACGCTTGTTTAACCTGGTCCCATAGGCCGCCGAAAAACGCCTTGACCGGCTCCCAATAGGTATAGATCAACAGGGCAGCGGCCGCGATCGCGGTGATTGCGAGGCCGATCGGATTCATCAGCATGGCGCGGCCGGCAAACATCGCGGCCGTGCCGAACATGCGCCAGGCAGTCGCGCCCAGGCCGAGCACGCGCGACAGGATGCCGCCTTGTATGCCGAGCGTCGACATACTGAATTTGACCAGGGCGAGCGGGCCGAGAATGCCGGCGAGTGCGATCGTCAGCATGCCGCCTCCGACCAGCAAGGCCGCCAGTGCAGTGAGCGACACGAGCACGATATTCGCGGTGGTGCTGTGCTCTTGCATGAAGCGGGTAAGCCTTTCCGTGAGGTTGGCCGTGATTTCCAGGCCGGCGCTATACATGGGTGAAACCTTGTCGCCGATTTCACGCTTAATGTTCTCCAGTTTTTTAAGCGCCTCGATTTCGTGGCCGTGCGTCAATGCTTGACCCTTGGCGTATCCCTCGTCGATGCCATCAGCGCCGGCGTTTAGCTTTTCGTTTTTGTGAATCTGGTCCTTCTGCATGTACATGGTCGTAAAGAGATTCGACGCGGTGCGATTCGTAAAAATCGTCGCGATCATGTCTTTAACCTTGTCCGGGTCCGTGATGCCCTTGGCGGCCAGCTTCGGCAATAGAACCTTTTCCAGCCATTCGAGCGGCGAGGCCTTGAGCATGTCGCCACCGGCGAGCGCGCCGGGTTTGATTTGCTTGACCATGCCGATTTTGTTGAATTCGACTTTCTTCTTATCGAGCAAGTCGAGGTCCATCATTTGCCGAGCTGCGCGAACGGTCGTCTTGCCCTGGTAGACGTTGCTGTATGCGGACATAAGCCCGGTGCCGACCGCATGCCCGCCCATTTCCTGAATGAGCGGTTCCATCTGGTTATAAAACGCGTCCTTGCGCATTTGCTTTGCCGCAACGCCGCCCGTTTGAATGAACTGCATCCACTGGTCGCCGCCCACACGGCCGCCAGTGGCCGTGATGACTTTTTGAACCATGTTCGCTTCGTCTTTGAACGTCGCTTCGTCTTTCGTGCCGCCGCGGAGCTCGATCACCTTCAGCATGTTCATAAACTTTTCTTCGTTGACGTGGCCGTCCTCGGCGCCGAACAAAGCTTCGTTTGCAAACTTCATTTTCGCCAGTGTAGGCATAACCATTTGTGCGTGATGCTCGTCCGCAAAAATGGTCATTGCATCGCGCATCAGCGTGAGGTTATCGGTCGTGGACGTGCCGTAAGACTTCATCGCCTTAACGTATTTCAGCGCGTCGGCCGTAGCGTGATCGCCCAGACCGAGCGCCTTTATCTTCATCGCTTCGACTTCGAATTTCTTCGACTCGTCGAGCGTTTCGCTGATATCGCCGAGGATATGCGAGCCGGTTGCCTTCGCGGCATAGCCGGCGACCGCCATGTTTGCGGCCGTGCCTTGCAAGCGGTTCATTTTCCCGCGTGCGGCGCCCATACGCTTCTCACGTTCGGCGAGCTGGTCAAGCTTTTGCATTTGACCGGTCATCGTGCCGGTTGTCGCGGTGATGCTCGTGCGCAACTCGCGTTCATGCGCGGATAGGTTGCGGGTGCTGATTCCGGCGCCGGCGAGGCGCGTGCGCAGCTCGTCGACTTTGTTCGCTTGCTGCGCGTGTGCCTGGCCGAGCTGCGAGGCGGTGCGCTTCGCTTTCTCAAAGTCAGCGATCATTGCTTTACTCGGCGGGCCGAACGCACGCAAGCCGCCGGCGAGTTCCTTCGCCCTGGTTTGCGCGGTGTTCAACTCGCGCGCGGTGCCGGCCAGGCCGGTGCGCAGCTCGCGAAACGTGGCAACGTCCTTTTGCGCTTTCTTGAGCTGGCCGAGTTCGCCGCGTGTTTCCTTCAGCGATTTTGCAAGCCCCTTGTTACCGTTCATCAGCTCTTTGAGGGGCTTGGTTGCGTTGTCGACCATATCGAACAGCACGCGCAATTTCAGGTCATTCGCCATATCTATTCCGTTCCGTTGCGCACGCGGGCGCGTTCTCTCCACTCACTCAATTCGCCGAGAGTCAGCTCGTCCATACCGAACGGCGAACAGTGAAAGACGATCGCTATATCGGCCATCGCCTCTTCGACGCGATCGGGTAAGCCGTGCTCTAGCTCGCCCGCTTCGGCAGCAAAAAACCGGCAAACACCACGCCCAATTGCACCAGGTCGGCCGGGTCCAGCAAGTTCACGTCGAAAGCCGTCAACGTGGGCGTGGCGATGCGCGGCAAGACTTTGCCGAGGGCGTCCACGTCCAGATTGACCAGGGCATTCAGCGACGTGCCGCGCAGCTCGCCAGAGGTCGGCTTGCGCAGCGTGATCGAGTTGATGACTTGATCGCCGCGCGTAATCGGCGTATCGAGTTCTACAGTGTTCGGGTTGGCTTCTTCGGTGCCTTGTTCGATTGCTTGTTCGTTCATTTGATTTTCTCTGCAATGGGTTCGGGTGCTGATTGCTCGCCTGGCGTTCACCAGGCGAGCGAGGCGGGGTTAAACGTGGATGCCTGGCTTAGAGGCCGATAGCGTTGCGCAGCGACGCGAGCAAGTCCTCGCCGTTCACCTTTTCGACCATGTTGATAAAGTCGATTTCGATAATCGTCGTGCCGTTAATCGTCAGCTTGTAATAGCTGCACTGCGTCGAGACTTTGAACGCGGTATCGTCGGCGGCCTTACCGTTGCCAAAGTCGATTTCAGTGTGTCGGCCACGCACGACGATTTCGACGGCATCGGGGCGGGCCGAGTCCTCGGCCTGGTAGGCGCCCGCGAAACGGAGTTGCACGCCATCGTGTTTCATAATCCCGTACTGTTCGAGGGCCGAGCGCATGATTCCGCCGCACGTCCATTCGAGCACGATCTTTTCGTTACCGAAATCAATGCCGATCGGGCCATTCATGCCGCCGGCGCGATAGTCCTCCATCTTTCGCGTGAGCTTGGGCGGGGTCACTTCGGTGACTTCGCCGCGATAGTTCTCGCCGTTTTGAAACAGGTTGAAAGCCTTTAGCTTTTTCGGCAATGCCATGTTTTCTTACTCCTGGTTGAACCGGGTTAGGCCTGAATGCGCGAGGCGAAGTCGGCGAGGTAACGGTCGGTGATGCGCTGGCGCAGCAGCAGGTTTTCAATCGGCGGAACCGGCGTGTAGTCGTAATCGATGTAGAGCTTTCCGCTCTTGAGCGAGTCGACGGTGTTCGGTTCTTCGTCGTACCAGGCCGAGCCGCCGATCAAATAGCCGTTTGCGACCAGCTCGCGAAACTTCTGGTTGATGCTTTCGATTAAGTCACGAACAAGCGAGGGGTGCATGTCCTTATCGACGTATTCGAGATGCGCCTCGGCCATCGTGTCGGCGAGCACTTGCGCGGTGCGCGTGTAGTTCTCAAACGCGAACAACGGGTCAGACGAACAGGTGCGCGAACCCCAGAAGCGAAAGCCTTTACCCGGATTCACGAGCGTCGTTACGTCTTGCTCATTCAAATAGCCCGCATCCGTCGCCGGGTCTTGCAGATCGAAAAACACGTCTTGCGAGATACCCGTTACGCCATTGACCGGGACATTGGAAAGCGTCTTATGCCAGCCCGTTTCCTCGTCGATCTTGGCGCGCAGGCCGAGGGCCGCAGCGGTCGCCGGCAGCGTCGACGTGATGGTCGTCACGGTGTCGAAAGCGGTGAAGTCCGGCCAAATGACCATCACTTCGCGCTGTGCGAAGGTCTTGCGATAGGCGGTCGCTTCCTCTTTCGTCTTGGCGCCGTTGGCCGACACGTAGGCAAAGCCGCGCAGCTTTTGCGCGATCGATGCCAGTGCGACGGCGACTTCAGACGTATCGAGGCCAGGCACGCCCAGGATGCGCGGTTTAACGCCGAGCTTGGCTTGCGCGGCCAGCAACGCATTCATGCCGGTGTATTTGCCGTCGACACTAACGCCGCCGATGATTGCGGCCGAGGTCGCGGCCGCGTCCTGGGCGGCAGCGACACGCACGACGACACAAACCGGCTTCGTCTGTGCGGCGATCGCCTTGAGGGTCTTGCTCAACGTGCCGAGCTTGCCGGCCTTCGCCTGGGCCGAAATGACGTTCGTGATGAGCACAGGCGTATCGAGCGGGAATGCGAGCGGGTCGGCATCTTCAGCCGTCGCAACAAAGCCGACAACGGCCGTTGATACGGTGCGAATCGGGCGCGTGCCTTCGTTGATTTCGAGCACTCTTACGCCGTGGTGGTAATCCGTAGGCATGGGTTTTCCTAGTCCGTAGAGGTGAGGGGAAACGGGGGCGTGGGCGTGTTAGTCGACGATTTCAGCGTCGGCGAACAGGTAACGATTCGGGTTGCCGATGGTCGGATCAGATCCATCGACCGGCGCAGCGGGTACGGGCTCCGCGAGTTGCGCCTCGCAGAAGGCGACGGCATCGGTGCCGTTCGAAGGAATGCCGGCGATCATCACGTTTGCCATGCCGATCGATTGCAAGTTGTCGCGTGCCGCTTGTTCATCGTAGAAACTGGCGATATCGATGAACGTGGTCTTTGCTTCCACGTCGACCGCATAGCGACGAACCTTGTGGTATGACGCCGGCGTGCCGATCGATGCGATGCGGATTGTTTTTTTCAAAGGCATTTTGTTTTGCTCCTGGTTGCGTATGGGATTACTGCGGTAAAAGAGGCCAGTCGATCGACTTTGGAAAACCGGCCTGGCTCGTTATGTCGCGCAAGGCCTGGCGGTAGACGGCGTATTTCGCCTTCACCGCGTCCGGTATGTCTTGGGCTTGTGTCCAATCGGTTTGCGCGATCAACGCGTCGCGACGCTCGCGTGCGGCCATCGCTTCATAGGTGTCGCAATGGCACTCTTGATATCGGGCCTTCATCAGCTCGATATCCGGTTGCAAAACGTCCTTGTTCATCCATCGAAAAAGATAGGCATCGGCGCGTTGATTTCCGTCTTTGTCGAGCGGATGAGCGACGAGAAAATCGACGCCGTGCTTAAGTCCGAGTTCTTGCTCAATAGCGTGAGCGAGTTGATCGTGCGAAATCATGGTTATTGGTTCCTTAGCCAAACGACGCGCATATAAATTCGGTTGTTTCCGCCGACCGTGCGCAAGCCTTCCAACACCCAAGGGCCGCCGGCGTCCACCGTTACATCGGCGCCGGTCACTACTCCGGCGAGTTCGGAAACGCCGCTACCCCATTGCACTTGTGCGCTTTTCGTCGCGGCCCAATTGTTGTAATTGCTCGTGGTCATCAGCGCGCCGAGGTAACTGTTATCGGCGTATATCTGGTGATTCGCGCCATCCCAACTAATCGTCACCTTGGCAGTGCTATCGCAACAGACGTATCCGTATCCGCCGTTGTTATTGCCGTTGCGGATCGGGGCTTTTGAAGCGGCGTTGTTGTTGGCGTTGTTAGCCAGGTTGACGGCGGTGTTGGGATCGAAATTGCCCTCGTGAAAGAGGCGATATCGAACGTTGCCCATCGAGCGCCCGCCAACCGCCCATTGGTTGTCAGTGTCCAGGCCGAAATAGGCGGCAAATGAACCTTGGCGGTGAAACTGCATCACGGCCGACGCAGACTGATTGCCGTCATTGCCGATCGTGAGCGCTACGTTGTCGTTGTTTCCAGATTGGGAGATTCCACCAATGCCAGGGGGGTTAGCCGAACCGAAATACAGGCCCGTCGTGGTTTGACCGGTGCGATTGCGTAGATAGTCGCCGGCAGCCTGGTAGCTTCCCGCTGGTTGATAGTTGCCAGCAGGTTGATAGGCCGCGGGATTGAAGTTGCCGGCGTGCCAAACGCGGTTAATCGCAGGGCCGGTGTACAGCTCGGCGCCAGGCATAACGTAACTGGTCCCGTCAAAATTAACGTACCTATTGCTGGCAGCGTTGAGAAACACGACGCCTGTATTCGGGTTCCCGTTCCATCCGCTTAAGTGCAGTCCGCCGCTATCGACAAACAGGTCGCCGCTCATGCGATCGCCGGTTTTGGCGACGCGCGTATTCGGGTCAAAGTTGCCGTTGTCCCAGGGTGTCAGGCCGCCCGCCCAATTCGGGCGAGCACGCGGCAACGAGAGCACGCCGGCATCGTTGAGTTGCAGGTTCCACGCGGTCAACGCTTGATTGAGGAAGCCGAGCAGCCCGCTCGCATCGGCGCGCATGCTGGCGGTGTAATTGCCGTTTTGAAACGCGAGGGTCGCGTTTGAGACGGTCGTGTTTCCCCTCAATATCCCGCCAGTGAGGTTTAGTTTTGCATCGAGCGCGGATTGCAGCCCGTCAACTTCGACGATCGTGTGACGGTGGCCGACATTCGATTTCGTCGCGAGTGCGGGGGCGAGGGCCGATTGCAAACCGGCCGGCGTTACTGCGCGTTGCGTGTCGGTGCCGGCGATCGCCTGGGCGTTCGTCGCCAATTGGACAACGCCTTGGCGATCGGTGGTCGCCGGCGGGTTCGTGAAGGTCGCATCGCCGAAAGATATTTGCGCCGTGTCGATCGACTTGAACGCCATATCGGCCGCGAGCAAAAGCATTGCCGCCGGCGATTTCTCCATGATTGGCGTGGCCTGGCTGTAGGTGCCAAACAGCACGCCGTTTTCGAAGTACAGGCCGAACCCGTAGAGCGTGTATTGATCGTCCGTATCGTCTTTGAGCGTGACGTGAATCATGTCGGCCGCGACGTTATCGCCGGCAAGCGTGGTAATGCGCTTGCGCTCGCCTGGCAGCACTTTGAGCGTCTTATCGGTCGAGTCAAAGGCGACGGTGCTCACGCCGATTTGCGTGACTTTGTGCGCAGCAGTGCCAGTGTTGCCGGGTGAGACGAGCGCAGCTCTACCGGCGTCGGTGACAGTAAAGAGATTTCCGGCCATGTTTATTGATCCGTGAAAGAAAGACGGCGATACAGGGCCGGCCGCACGGCGCCGACAACGCCGAGCGTTCCTTGCATGCCGAAACCCTGGGTGAATGAGTAGTGAGCGCGCACGGGCTTGGTCCGGTCGATTTCCGCGATGATGTCGGCGATAAACTCGGCGGTCGGGGCTTCGCCGGCGCGTGATCCAACAGTCAGAACAACGTCGAACGTTCCCGGCTTGCCCTTGGGTTGCATCTCGAACCATTCGCGCAGCGCAATGTTTCCGCCGAATGCGGCGACGACTTCGCGCACGGCCGCAGCAGTGCCGTTTTTGCGGGCGATCGAGATAGCGGCCTTAACGCGGGCGCGCTTCACTTGCTCGGGCCAATAGTCTTTCCACGCATCGATTCCCAGGTGCCAGGCAAGCCACGGCAGCAACGCGAGCGGGATCGTGTCGGGGTTCATTAGCTGCGCGATCGGCGTCGGGATATCCGATATGCGGGCGTTGACCGTGGCGAGGTTGCGCTCGGTCGTGGTCGAGTTAGGGGCGAGTAGCTTGCTCATTCCGTGCCCCCGTCATAAACACCGCCGTCGATCAGCTCGATCAGCTCGCAATAAGCCGCTTGAGCTTTCGATACAGCAATGCCGCCGATCGGCGAAATGAGTTTCACCTTTTGAACGCCTGGCGCACGCATCGCCGAGAACAAACCATCCTCGGTTATTTCCATGCCCATACGGTGCATTTCGTCCGTATATGCGGCCGTGCGTTTTTGCGCTTCCTTGAGCACGACGGAGCGATCAGGGCCGGCGAAGAAAATGAGCGTCGCGCGCGCCTGGTAGCGCAGAATTTGCGCACCGCGTACCGTTACTTCGTCAGTCAACGGGCGCACGTTGTCGGCCTGCAGGGCGGCCGTTACCTTGTCGACCAGCTCTTGCGATGCGGTGCCGTCGCCTTCGCGCGACAGGATCGTTACGACGACTTCGCACGGTGCGGGACTCGTGGCCGAGGCATCGAGCACGCGGCCGTCAGTGTTCAACGCATGCGAGATATATGCGCCCTCGGGACCAGCGACGGAATAGCCTTGCGGGGCGAGCTGCGTGCGCTTGCGCAAGTCGGTGTCCTCTTCATAGACGCCCTCAATGTCGTTTGCCGGGTCAGGTTCGACGATGGTGAGGCGCTTGATACCGAACAGGGCCGCTACCTGGTCTAGATCCTCTTTGACCGCGTAGGCGAGCATTACGGCGCGCGCGGCATCGTTGACGCGTTGACGCAAGACGACTTCGCGATACGTGCTTTCCTGCAATTGAATATTCATCGGCTCGGATTCGAGTTCGAGCGCGGCCGCGACTTCGGCTTGATCGTCGGCCGGATAGAGCGAGACGAGCCGCGCCTTGCGCTCGGCGAGCAACGTTTCGTAGTCGATGACTTCGACAACGGCCGGAACAGGTAGGCGCGAGAGGTCGATCGGGGTCGCGCTCATGCCGCACCGCCGTTCGTGAGCTGCACGCGGGTCGATACCTGGTCGCCCGATTCGGTTGTCGTGCCTTCAATGTCGAGCACTTGCACGCCCGCGCCCGTCTCGCTCACGTCCGTCGAGAGCTGCACGCGGGTGAGCCGCAAGCGGGGTTCCCATTGCATCAGCGCGGTCGCGACAGCGGCATACAGGCGCACGCGGGTCGTGAGGTTGTTCGGGGCGTCGACAAGATCGGGCAGCTCGGAACCAAAATCGCGGCGAGCGATACGCGTGCCGAGCGGGGTCGTCAGAATCTTTTCGATCGATTGATACAGGTGTGACAGGCCGAACGTAGCGCGCCCCGTCTTGGCGTTCATTCCTTTCATATCGGTTCGCTCACTGGTTTGCCGTCGCCCTGTTCCATGTGCGAGTGATGTGCGCCGCTCTTGCCGCCGGCGATCACGTCATCGCTTACGGCGACGGTGCCGGAAATGACCATTGCGGGGCCGCCGCTTTGGCCGGCCTTTCCGCTCACGCCGTTCTCGAACGAAAACGGGCCTTTCACAACCATCGAGCGAGTAACTTCCACGTCCGCATCGAGCGTTACTTTGTCGGCCTTTACGTTGGCGGTTTTCGTATTGATATTCACCGCGTCGGGGGCGGTGACATTGACCGTTGCGCCGGCGGGTAAATCGACGTTGAGAATGTGAGCGGCAAAGTCGTATTCGACGAGCGCACCGTCGCGATATCGTCGAATGTGTTTATTGGGGTCGAGGCTCGGCGATTCGAAATCCTCGGTATAGAAACCGCGCAGTGCGACGGCTTGCGCCGGGTCGCCGCTCGGGCACAACAGCATCACGCCTTCGCCGATCGAGGGCGCAAGCCACTCGATCGTTTCTCCGGCACAAGGCACGAACCATTGAATCCAGTCGGTAGTTAAATCGCCGCTCTCTACGCGACACAACGCGCCGGACAGACCTATCACGGTGCCTTTGCGTATGCCGTTCAAAAATTGGCGTGTGGATTCGTTTGAGTTCATTCCCCAATGGTGCCGAGCACGCACGCGCGAGTCGACACGGCGCGGTTGTTCGCGCCTTGGGTACATAGTTAGAGAGCCGAATGATTATTTGACGATGTGTTTAAGCAACATATCGCGAATCATCTCGCGATCAGCGTCGCTAAATCCGACCAGCACACGGGCATCGTATTTGTGCTCGGGGCCGCCCTTTGCGACGCGATCGGTTAGGCCGTATTGGTGCACACGCGCGACGCGCGCAATGCGATCGGAAAACCCGACAGTCACGCTAACCGCGTCGGATTCGGCGCGCAGATATTTCGCCTGGCGTAGCTTCGCAAACATCGCCCCGTTTTTGATGCGGCCTTGCTTGCCGCGCAGCTTCTTTACATGCCTCGGCTTGCGGGGCGCATAGGCGCTACCGTCCGGGTTCTTTTGCTGCGCGATGCGCGCCGTTTGAGTGCGCCGCAGCTCGCGCGCGATATCGCGCAACGCCGCGCGCCTGGCGGGCGCTTCGAGCTGGGCGAGCAAGCGCCCCGCCCAGGCTTCGAGGGCGCGCAGTTCATCCATTGCCGGCGAACAGCGTGTCGAGGGTCCATTCGGGCACAGGCTCGTCGATATGCGTGATCGTGTGCGCGCCGGCCTGGTCGGTGTCGACGATCACGCCCTCGGTGAGCGAGAGCTTGATCGACAGGTCAAACGTTGATTGCGTCAGGTGATCGACTTCGAAAGTGATGCCGTTCGCCCGCTCGTCGACGTTGGCGAGTAAGTCGGATTGATTGCGTTGAACCCAGGCCATCAGCGCGACGAAAATCGTGTCGGCGTCGCCGGCGAAGTCGAGCAGGATCGCATTGAGCACGAAACGATATTCGAACGACAGCGACGGCGCGGCCGTGGCGACGATGCGCCCTTGATCGATGAAAACGAGCAGCTTGTCGGGGTCATCGTTGAGCGAGGGAACGGCCGAGGCCATCGCCTTTCGAAAGCTGGCGGCCTTATTCATGGGTGCCGCCCAGGGCGCCGGCCAGGTCGTTCGCCTGGCAAGCGACAACCATATCGACGCGGGCCGCACAATCGCCCCAGGCAGCGCGCGCCACGTCGAGCGCGTGCGCCAGGTCGCCGTTACGGCGCGGCGACATTGCCGGCATCGTGCATGCCGTTACCGGCGCGCATTGTTGAAAGGAGGTCGGCGGTTCCGGTGAGCGCGGGGCTTGTGTACAGGCGCACAACGTCATCAGGGATAGCGCCATCAGCCCAGGCGCGCACGGTTTCGCTTTCATGCTTCAAAGCCTCTAGTTCGGTTTCACGAGCGGCCAGGTCGGCCGCGACGCCCTGGCGGGTGCGTTCGAGCTGCGCGAGCTGGCGGGCGTGCTCGCGCTCGGTTTTCTGTAACTGCGCGATCGTGGCGTCGCGCCGGTCGACCGTCTCTTGTGCCGTGCGTGCGGTGTCCTGGGCGGCCGCCAGGTCGCCGCGTAGGGCTTGGACATAGAACCAGGCGCCGACGAGCGCCAGGGCCGCCACGAGGCACGCAACCAGGCGAGCGGCCATCGCATTCATGCCGCCGCCTTTTCGCGCTCGGCATACTTCGCATACGCCTGGGCGAGCTTCGTGTCGTACATGTTGCGGGCGTAATCCGCCCCGTTGTAGCCCTTGGCGAAGGCCGCCCACTTCTTACCCTTCAACGCGGCCAGCAAGGCCGTGTCGGCCGCGATAAAGCGCACAAACGAGTCCAGGTGATCGCCTTCGCTTTGCTGCATGCGTGCGACGAAATCGGTAATGCTCGAATACTCCAAGCGCTTCCAGTTAAAGCCCATGACTTGGAACGCGCCCCAGCTCGTCGACTCTTGCGCGGCGTCCGAGTGAATGCGTTCGGCCAGGGCAAGGCGCGAATATTCGGCCGCCCCGCCCAGGTATCCGCCGGCGGTGCTCGATACGATGTTCGGATATTTCACGGCGAGCGGCGCCGGGTCGATCTTGCGATCGGCCAGGGCTTTATAAAACTTGTGGCGCTCGAAAAGGATCTTTGGCCGGCCGTCAGGCAAGAAACCTTGTCCGCGTGATTCGACTTCATTCACGGCGCGCACACACGCGACCGACACGCCCAGGGTGCCGGCCGCTTTCACCAGGTCGGAATCTTTCAGGTGTGAAGGCAGCGCCAGGCCTGGCAAAGCGATAAGCGTTTTCGGGCCGACAATGCCATCGATCACCAGGCCGCGAGCGCGTTGCAGCGCCATCACCGCGGATTCGGTTGCGTGGTCGAAAATGTGCGTCTCATTGACGGGAAAGCCCGCACGCGTGAGGCGCTTTTGCAGCAAAGCAACATCGTCGCCTATATCGCCGTATCTCAGAATCATTGTTATTCGCTCCTAAGCAGGCGCGCGACGTTGCCCCGCACGCCAAAAACGAGAATCGTAAAAAGGATCGCCCGCACGGCTTCGAATACGCCGATAGCTTTTGCGTGGATCGCCAGCTCGATCGCAGAGCCGCCCAGGACCACGAGCAAGAGCCATGCAAACCAGGCGACGTGATGCCGATAGCGCGCCCCGTCTCGGCGATAAGTGAGGATGCGAAACGCCGCGAAGGTGTAGGCGATCAGCGCGATCAATGCGAGAGGGTTGTGCATAGGTCAGCCCCTTTTGAACAACGCCAACAGGTCGAACGTTTTCACTCGCTCGATCAGTTGCAGCGTCACCGTGATCGCCAGCGCGGCCGCGAAGAAAGCAGCAACGCCCGTGCTCTTTATCGGCGTCCACTGCACGACATCAGACGCGGCCAGATATCCAGCAATTGTTGAAATCACCAGGTAGGCGAAACGCTTGCCGATCGATAGGTCTTTCGAGGTCACGACGACGAGCGCGGCGCCGGTGAATGCGCCGATCAGTGCATTTCCGTCGACGCCAGGAAACAAGCTGGCAATGCCGATGCTGGCCGATGCGACGGCGAGCGCGGTACTAGGTTCGGCCATAGCGGCGCACTCCTGGTTAATCCCAAAGTTTTACGGTTGAGATGGTTGGTTGATCGTTCGGTGCTTCTGGCAGGTCGACGGCTTGGCCGTGCGGCAATATCGGGCCGAGGTCGGCAAGCCCCGCATTCAATTCGAGCGTTGCCTCCACGACGCCACGCGTGCGGCCGTAGTGGCGATAGCAAAGGGAATCGACGGTATCGCCCTGTTGTGCATAAACGCGCATCAGATCAGCTCTATCGTTGTGCGCGAGAGGCCGCGCATATCGTTGATCGCGTGGCGCGCGTTGCGGCGATCGGCGTCGATCGTTGTCACCAGCTCGTCGGCATCAGCGGCGCCCGACTTCGTGCTATCGAAGTCGCGATATTTTTCGGTCAGGTCCGCACGGGCGAGGAAATAGACAGCGCGGCGATATCGCGCGAGCTGCACGCTCTCACCGCCGATTTTGTCGGACGGCAGCTCGGCCAGGCTTGCGACGTTCGCGGCCTGGTGCGCAGCTCGCCAGGTCGACAGCTCGCGATTTACTTCGTCGATTGCGGCGATCACCGCATCACGCAAGCGGGCATGTGTCACGGTGCCGTCGAGCCGCACCGCTTCGCGCATGGCGGCCAGGTCAATAGGCGGAAACCAATCGATGTTTTCGACAATCAGCGACGCGGCCGGCGGGGTCGGTTCGGGGGTAATGCTCGGCGCGGCGATCGCGTTAAAACTCGTCATGGCTTCAGCTCGGAAAATGTGGGCGGTGGGCCGGCGTCGGAAATGCGTAACCGTCAGGCGTTGCATTTCGTCGGCCGGCGCCACCCAGCCGGGGGGGCTAGTTACGTGCGGTCGGCGGTATCAGCCGGCCGCATTGCTCGCTTTTTCAATACGAGCAATGTCTTGCTTTACGCCGACGCGCGAATCGAGTTCGAGCGCACGGCGTAGGTGTTGGAGGGCGAGCGCGCTATCGGTGCTTTGCACGGCGTAGCCGATCGCCTTGTGCATCTTGGCGCGCACCTGGTCGTGCATGTCGGCCGGCGCGGTGAGTTCCGCGACTTCGCCGAGCTGCAGGAAATCGATCGCAATGCCCTTTTTGAAATCCGCGAGTGCCGCCTCGGCGAATTCCTCCGCGATCGCGGTCGCGAGCGGCCGGTCGTATTGATCGGGCAAGGTCATGCGGTGCTTGATCGCGTACCGGGCGATATCGAGCGCGCCGGCATAGTCGCCCGCATCGATGCGCCAGATCATCACCGTGGTTAAAACGTCATCCTGGGCGCCCCGCCCGCCACTTAACGAGCCGGTCACGTAGTCGACGTATTCGGGTAACAGCTCGTCGCGCTTTACCTTGATCTTTTGTTCAATCGAGGCAATCGACTTCAAGCGGCGCCGATCGGTCGACAGCTTTACAAGCATCAGCTCATAGGCGTTTGCGCCGGCGAGGGATTCGCCAGGCGCGGCCGAGGCCGCAGCTTGTTCGGCCGACACGCGTTCAAAATGGCGTTGGGCGGGGCTTTTCATCATTAGACCGCCGTGATGTTTTCGACCATGCAGCCGGCGCCGAAATCTTCGACGACATACGCATCGTTGCTCGATTCGAAGTTCTCGATACGGTCGCGCTTGGCGTTGTCGACGATCGTGCGACGGCGTGCGCCCTCTTGCCAGTAGATCGACAAGTTATCGAGCCGTTGAACCATCATGGCGTTGGCCGGGAAGTAAGGAACGGACACGGCCGGCAAACCGCCGATGCGCTTCTGACTCACGATCATGTCGGCCGCCGCTTGCTCGGTCGGCTTGTTGTCCTGGTTCAGAATCGGGAAATACTTATCGTGCAGCAGCTCGCGGCCGCAGATCACGACGAGCGCCGTATCCTCGCGGTGCCATGCGTCCACCAGGCTGTTCACCGCGTCATACACCAGGGCGTCAAGGTTGGCGTAATCACCGCCGGCGCCGACTTGCACCTTACCGGCGGCCTTGCCCTCGGCCATCACGCGAGCCGCAGCTTGATCGCGATACGCTTGCAGCCATCCGATATTCACGTCTTGCAGCAACGGGTTTGTACCGCGATTGGACGTTGCCGCGCGCGTCTTGCCGTTGAAACCGATCGTGATGCGATCGAGCGCCATGCGTTGCACGATCGCGTCACGCAAGCGGGTTTGAAAGTCCGCGAATTTCGCCCAGGCGTCGAGCTTCGCATACGGCACATGCGAATCGAAGTTCGTTTGCGAGGCGAAATACTTGTGCGAGTCGATATCGGTCGGGTCGGTCGTTTCGCGGTCTTTCACCTTCGTGTCGGTCGTGCTCGCGATCGGGCCGCCGATGCCGAGGCCGAGCTTTTCGCCCTGTTGTTCCGAAACGGGCATCACGTTGATTTTCGACAGGAACGTGCTCGATTCCTGCATGCGCGTTTCAAGCTTTTGTTGCACGCTCGGGTCGACCGCAAACTTAGCGGCCGCGCTCGGCACGCCGTTGAGTTGCGCGATTGCTTCCAGGTAGGCATTGAAAGCGAGGCGGGTTTTGTTCTGCATGTTGTGTGTTACTCCAAGGGTCGAGGAAGTGCCGAGGGGGTCGGTTTAGCAGTCGGTTTTGATTTCGGCGTTGGCGCCGGTTGCCGCCGGCCGCAGGGGTTGGCCGTTGCCGGTTGTCGAGAGCTGCGTTTGCAGCTCCGCGAACGCTTGGCGATCGCGCTCGCCGGCGGCCGTCAGCTCGGCGACGGTCGCTTGCAGGGCGGCCAATGTCGCGGCCTGGTCGTTGCCGTGCGTGGCGATCGCTTCGACCGCTTGCGTTACGTCAGCGAATCGCGTGTCGTCTTTGGCGCCCTTCTCTTTCGCCAGGCCGAGCAGCTCGGCAACGCGAGCGAACAGTGAGGGCGCAGCCGGCGCCGGTTCCGCTTCCAGCTCGATCACCGTTTCGTCGGCGACCGTAAAGAGGTTCGTCGGGCTTACCTTGCGACTCGCGAACGGCGAGGCCGCCGGGTTTTGAGCTGCGAAAGAAAGGATTTCAGTTCCGAGGCTCGCCGGGCTATCGGTCACGGCCAGGCCGATCAAATAGGCTTGCTTGGTGTCGGCGAAAGACGGGTCGACTTCGCACGAGGTATAGATTTTTTGCTTGGCCTTCGTCAGCGCGACGAGTTCGGGCGTCGGGGCAATTTGCGCATAGAGGCCGAGCTTTCCAGCGAGCACGCCCGTTTCGTCGCGGGTTTCGAGCGCGAGAACGTCGCCGTATGCCTTGAACGGACCATCGGGAATGATGCCGCGATAGTGTTCGAGATTCAGACGTGCGCCGTACAGCTCGGGGCTGTAGTTCTTCGCCATTTGCGTGAGCCATTCGCGCGAGATGTTGCGGCCGTCCGTGGTCGCGCCTTCGACAGCAATGCGGAAAAACTTCGTTGCCGCATGCTTCACCGTGTCGGCGTTCGCGCCGGCCAGTGCAACGGAACCGATACCCAGGGCGCCCAGGCCATGCGCAGCGAAATCGATTGGTGCAAGTACGGTGCTCACGGCGAGCGTCGCCGCGTGTGCGTCCATCGTGAAAGCGAACGCGATCGCCGCAACGGCGAACGACATAAGCGACAGCTTGCGAGATTGCATCGTTAGGTCTCCAACAGGGTTATTACAGGGGTCGTTTAAGGGTTCAACGTGAGTTCACATATTGCGTTCGAGGGCGCAATGTCTCAATGAGCGGCGAGTGTTTTCGCTTTGGATACAAACACTTAGGCTCCTTGCGCGCGCGCGTCGCGGGTACGCTTACCGCATGCTCGAAACTGCCGACATTGCCCCCGTTCTGGAAAACAACGCCGACCCTCGCCGTATAGCCCGCGCGCTCTACTGGCAGGGTTGGCGCGTCTCGTCGATCGCGAAACACATTGGAGAAAAACGCCCTACGGTCGAGGCGTGGAAACAGCGCGACAAGTGGGCCGATGCCTCGCATGCCGAGCGCATCGAGACGGCGATCGAAACGCGCCTCATGGTGCTCATTGCGAAGGACCAGAAAGACGGCCGCGACTTCAAAGAGGTCGACTTGCTCATGCGCCAGATCGAGCGCACGGCGCGCGTGCGCAAATACGGCGAGACGGGGAAAGAAAGCGACTTGAACCCAAATATCGAGGCGCGCAACACGGCGCCCCGAAAGGAGAAGGCAACACGTAACGCGATCAGCGACGATCAGGCGCAGCAGATTCGCGAGGCCTTTCTCGATTCGTTATTCGACTATCAAAAGGTTTGGTATCGGCAAGGCCATCAGCGAACCCGCAACATCCTCAAGTCGCGCCAGATAGGCGCTACCTGGTATTTCGCACGCGAGGCCTTAGACGACGCGATCAACACGGGCCGTAATCAAATTTTCTTGTCGGCCAGCAAGGCACAGGCGCACGTTTTCAGGCAGTACATATGCCAGTTCGCCCGCGAGGCCGCAGACGTTGAATTGACCGGCGAGCCGATCGTTTTGCCGAATGAGGCGATTCTCTATTTCCTCGGCACGAACGCGCGCACCGCGCAGAGCTACCACGGCAATTTTTATTTCGATGAATATTTTTGGGTCGGCGGATTCCAACAGCTCAACAAAGTCGCCTCGGGCATGGCGATGCACAAGCAATGGAGAAAGACGTATTTTTCAACGCCATCGAGCATAGGACACGGCGCCTATACGTTTTGGAGCGGCGAGCATTACAACAGGGGCCGCGCAAAGGTCGATCACTTGCATATGGACGTAACGCACAAGGCGCTCGCCGGCGGGCGTCTTTGCGAGGACAGGCAATGGCGTCAGATTGTGACGGTCGAGGATGCCGTGTTCGGCGGTTGCGACTTATTCGATATCGACGAGCTGCGCCTTGAATACAGCGCCGAGGAATACGCGAACCTGTTGATGTGCCAGTTTATCGACGATACCGCGTCGATTTTCCCGCTCGCCGACTTGCAACGCTGCATGGTCGATTCCTGGGATGAATGGGCCGACGACTTCAAACCGTTCGCCGGCCGGCCGTTCGGATATCGCCCGGTTTGGGTAGGTTATGACCCTGCCCTATCGGGCGATTCCGCCGGCCTAATCGTGCTCGCACCGCCGGCCGTGCCTGGTGGCAAGTTTCGCGTGCTGCATAAGTGCCAATGGCGCGGCATGGATTTCGAGGCACAGGCCGAGGCAATTCGCCAGGTCACACAGCAATACAACGTGACGTATATGGCGATCGATACGACAGGCATCGGCCAGGGCGTTTATCAGCTCGTGCGCCAGTTCTACCCGCACGCGGTCGCACTCAATTACTCGCCTGAAGTGAAAGGCCGCCTGGTGCTCAAAGGCCTAAACGTGATCGGCAAGGGCCGGCTCGAATTCGATGCCGGTTGGACCGATTTAGCTCAATCGTTTATGGCGATTCGAAAGACGATGACGGCGAGCGGCAAGAAAGTCACGTATGAGGCCAGCAGGAACGAGGAAACAGGCCACGCAGACTTAGCGTGGGCGTGCCTGCACGCGCTCGGAAACGAGCCGTTAGAAGGCATCACCGCAAACAATACCGGCTTTATGGAGTTCTCAAATTGAGTAAGCGCAGACAGCACACGCACGCCGCACCGCCGGCCGCACCTTCAACCCCGCCCAAGGCCGAGGCCTTCACGTTCGGCGACGCCATGCCAGTGATGGACCGCGCCGAAATACTTGACTACGTCGAAACGTGGGCCGCCGGTCAGTGGTTCGAGCCGCCGGTGTCGCTCGCCGGCCTGGCGAAATCGTTTCGAGCTGGTGTGCATCACAGCTCGGCGATTTACTTTAAACGCAACGTGCTTTCGGCCACGTTCATTCCGCACAAGTTGCTCACGCGCGAGGAATTCGATAAGTGGTCGCTCGATTTCCTGGTGTTTGGCAATGGATACATTGAGCGGCAACGGTCGAGGCTTGGCGGAACCCTCGCGCTCAAACGCGCACCGTCGAAATACTTGCGCCGGTCGACAGACTTGCAGAAGTTTTACCAGGTCAACGGGTGGCAACAGCAACACGAGTTCGAGGTCGGCTCGATCCATCATTTGATGGAGCCGGACATTAACCAGGAAGTGTATGGCTTGCCTGAATATCTCGGCGCCCTACACGCGGCCTGGTTGAACGAGTCGGCGACGCTCTTTCGCCGGCGGTATTACGAGAACGGTTCGCACGCGGGTTTCATCCTGTACATGACCGATGCGGCGCAAAGTCAAACCGATGTTGACAACATGCGCGAGGCTTTGAAGAACAGCAAGGGACCGGGCAATTTCCGAAACCTGTTCATGTACGCGCCGAACGGAAAGAAAGACGGCATCCAGCTCATACCCGTTTCGGAAGTCACGGCGAAGGATGAGTTTTTCAACATCAAGAACGTGACGCGCGACGACTTGCTCGCAGCTCACCGCGTACCGCCGCAGCTTATGGGAATCGTGCCGAGCAATACCGGCGGTTTCGGTGCGGCCGACACGGCCGCGCAAGTGTTCGGCGCGAACGAAATCGAACCCCTGCAAAGGCGATTTGCGCAGCTCAATGAGTGGCTTGGCGATGAGGTTGTGCGCTTCAATCCCTATTCGATCAAGACGTCGAACTCCATCGCGTAGGCGACCAGGGATTCATCCCAAAGCGGCGCGCCAAGAACGGCAATTGTCAGCGCCAAGCGCGCCACAACGTATATGGTCAGAGTATCTCTGATCGACCAGCAAGCGCCGGTCGCGTCGAATCAGCGGATGGTCGCTTCCAGGGCAGGGTGAGATCGTGACAGTCGATGCCAGGTTTTTCGCCTTGGCTGCAAACGTGCCGACATAGGCGGCACGGTCAGCCCCCTTTTTCCGATAGCTCGACGATCATGTCGGTTTCGGCCCAGTCAATCTCGCCGCCCTTGACCTGCGTCGCTCTTGCTATTCTCCTCACGCTCGCCGGTCGGCAGGTTGTCCTGCGGATTCTCCGACTCGCGATGCGGCGATTTTTTCCTTGTGAACAGCCGTCTTCCGATTCGATCAGCGCCGTCTCGCAGAGGAGTCCGCATGTACCAGGGCCACCAGGCAAGGTGGTAGAACAACAGGCATGCTCCCCGATACCCCCGGAGCCACTTCCGACTGATCCCGTCAATCGGGAAGCTTTCGAGTGTGCGGTGCCCCAGCGACATAACGCCAATCGTCATCCAGGCGACAGCGATCATCAGAGTTGGAAGCGACAAGGCGCACGCCGCGATGAACAGGGCAAGCGGCAAACAGATCTCAAGTGCCGAACGCGTTTTCATTGCCTGTTCTCCCCGTCAACGGTGGACTGACTTTTAGCTTACTCCACTGTGCAAAAATAGAAGGACCAGATCGATCAACGTCGTTGTGCCAGCGAGGTGCCTCCACAGCGCGTCATCGTGTCCTTCCGGCCACTTCGGCAAAACGGACGCTCGCGGATGGTCCATAATCCGCCTTTAAAGCAGCCGCCGCGTGTCCTATAGGGGAGAGAATGAAAGCTAGGGCGACCATCATATGCATCCGGGACGGCAAAGTGCTTTTGGTCGCGCGCGAGCGGTCGCGGTGGTCGTTACCCGGCGGCACCATAAAACGTTCCGAGTCGCCGCTGGACGCAGCCCGGCGCGAACTGCAAGAAGAGACTTCGCTTGTTGGTGCGGAGGTCACCTACCTGTTCCAGTTTGGCGGCCTCAGCAAACGACATCTCGTTTTTTTCGTCGATCTTCCTCAGGACGCGTCCCCCGAACCGTGTAACGAAATCTCGAAGTGCAGGTGGTTCAGCCCGACCAAAATATCGACGCTCGTCACAAGCATACCGACCCGGGAAATCGTGGATCTCTTCCTTACGCACGAGAATCGCGGCGAAACGCCGTCGGTGGTCATCGATAAACCGGACGGTCCCGGAAACGGGACGGGCCAGACCCACACCCCCGTCGCCGACACGGCTTCACAGCCGATTTAACACCAAAATATCAAGGGGTAGTTC